CAATGTCTCTGTTACCGGTGGTCGTAATTATTTTGAAAACGTCCATTTTGCTGGCGGAGGCCACGCGACTCAAGCCGTCAACGGCGGCGCATCTCTTCATTTGAATGGCGCAGAAGAAAATACTTTTGTTAAATGTACCATTGGTGTGGATACTATTGACGCGGCTACAGGAATGGTCGGAATTTTGTTTGACGGCGAAGCTCATAGAAACACATTTGAAGACTGCACAGTTCGTATGCGCGCCGGTAATGCCGGAGCCGCATTTATGGAAGTTGCTGATTCAACGGGCATTGATAGAGATAATATCTTTAAAGACTGCATTTTTACAAATAACCATACAGCAAACGCGATGACCAGTGCTTTCGTTGCCCCTACGGGCATGGGAGCACCCCGAAGAATCTTATTTAAAGATTGCATGATTTATGGTTCAACTAAATTAGACGCAAATGATAGAGATGTTTTCTTAGGGAATATGAACGCTGTTAGTGGAGCAGATTTGTCCGGTGTAGCGGTCGAATTAGTAACCTAAAATTAATAATAATTAGAATGTGAAAAGCCGGTAATCCTGTTTTACCGGCTTTTCTTAATATGACTGCGGAGGCAAATATATATAATGAAATTATTGACAACCAGTATTGTTTCTGCATTTCAAGAACAGATTGCTGAAGAGAAGCTTAATGCGAATATTTATTTATGCATGTATAGCTACCTTGAATCTAAAGGGTTGAGTAATCTAGCATCTCTGTTTTTGAGCCAGCACAATGAAGAAACATCTCATTCTATACAAATCGCCATGTTTCTTTCAGACTTGGGGAAAACATTTGATATTCCACAAATACTCACTGCTTCATCTGAATTCTCTGGATTGACAGATATGGCGAATAAATATTTAAATAGAGAAGTAATTACCACAAAATCTCTTAACTCAATAAAAGAATTAGCCATCGATGAATCTTGTCCTGTGGCGGAGGAATTTTGTAGAAGAATGATACTTCTTCAGCAAACAGAATATTCTGAAGCGTTGGATTTTGTAGATAAGGTCAATACTTTCGGAGATGACTGGGTGAGTATCTCTTTATGGGATACGGCCCTGGGGTAAAAATAAATGTATGTAATAAACGCGCAGACCAAGGATTTATTATCTTTCCATCCTCGCGTTCAAGAATATCTTATTATGGTGGGCGTCCCCCCTTTTAAAAAAGAAGATGGAAAAATATATTTTCGTCAAACATCCCTTTTAAAAGATATTATAAAAGAATGCCCTGACTGGGTAAGAAATCTGATAGAGGAAGGAGGATAATAATCTTGGCTAAAACATTAAGTTTTGCTGTCGAAGGTGTAGAACTACTTGACGAACTAAGTGATTCTCAGTTTGCTACAGCCGAAATCGAAGCTTTTTCAACAGGAGATAATCTCCATGATTTAATTTGTTCAGAAGAAACTTTGAGAAAAACTGCTCATACCATATTTGAGAAGCCTGTTATATTCGAGGTTGACCCCAACTTTTATGACTTCGGAACTCATAACGAGGGAGTAACAGTCCCGGCAGGCTTTGTTGTGTCTGACACGGCGGAATTTGTTACAAGAGACGATGGGAGAACTACTCTTAAAGTTATTGCGAAAATATGGAAAAAGTATGCTAGAGACTTTATGAAAGTGTTTGAATTTTCATCTGACAAAAATAAAAGTGTTTCAGTGGAAATAGAAATATATGAAAAGACCGAAGATGATTCATCCGGGGCATCAGAGATGTTATCATTTGCTTATGCCGCAATTACAGTTATTGGAGACTTTTTCACTCCCGCTAGTCCTGGAGCGAATATTCAACTAACATCTTTTTCTAAAGAAGATATAGATGCAGAGAAGCGAGAATACAGTATAGCGTATCAAAGAGAATTCTCGAAATACGCATCTCTTGATTTTTCAATACCTGACGATGTTAAATTGAATTCTCAAAACGGATTAGACTTACGTTCTGAGGGGGAGTATGGAGGCACTGCTGTCTCTGTTTCTTTAGCTAAGTATATTGTAGAAAATGAAAAAGCGGACTTTGAAAAAGTTCGTCAGATTGCAAAATACTTTGCACGAAAAACTGTTGATAGACCACTTGTCGAGTCAGGAGATAGCTGGATAACTTGGCAACTATATGGGGGAGATGCGTCAGTTGTATGGTCTAAAACCCTTTCTAAAGAAATGGACTTAATAGACGAAGAAATAATGGCTTATTTCGACTCAACAAGCGAAAATGACATATCTCGTGATGATGAAAAAGCCAAAGATAAAAAGGAGAATAGTAATATGTCAAAAAAGATAGAAGAAAAAGAAATTGAAGAACCTATCGTCGCAGAGTTCGAAGAAGAGTCCGAAGAGGAAGCAGAGGACGAAGATGTAATGATGGAAGAAGATGCTGAAGAAGAAAGTGGCGAAGAAGAAAATGAAGAGGAAGATGAAGAAGAAATGTCTTTCGCCATGACAGCTAGAAACATCGACTATCAGCTTCAACAAGCTCTTGAAGAAGAGAAAGATTCTTATGGCTATGGAAAATATTGGGTAGAAACTCACGATGATGAGTATGCTTATGTCTATTGTTATGAAGACGGTAAGAGCTATAGAATGAAATATTCTTCAACGGACGACAGTGTTTCTATTGAAATAAGCATGGCTGAAGAAATTGTTTATGAACCCATGCTTGTCAAAACGGCTGAAGCAAAGAAAGTTGAGTTCGCTGAACTAGTTGAATTCAAAAACGATATTCTGTCTAAACAATTCGAATTCGAGGTAAACAGCGTATTGAATGAGGTTCTACCTGTTTTAGGAGAAGATGCCGTCTCTGTTGCCAGAGAAGAGTCTAAGAATTTTACCTTGGAAACTCTCGATGGTTGGAAAAACTCAGTAAAAGCAGAAGCTTTTGCCGCATCCAAAGATGTTGTTGAAGAAGATGACGGAATCATCAGAATGGAAACTCTTTTTAATAAGAAAGCTGATTCCGAATCTCTCTGGAATTAAGTTTAATAAAAAAATAATAGATAATTGTTAAAGAATTAACAAATTTTAGGAGGATTTACCATGGCTTATGGATTAATTGTACCGGATAAAATCGCGGCTCAAAACGTAGATGCATATAATCGACCTGTTGTTTCCGCTACAGCACTAGAAAACGGTTTCGTTGCTAGATTAGAAACTATGTCTAGCACCGCTGGAGAGAGTGAAGTTTGGGTTGCCACCGCGCCCGCAACCTCTGCCCCCGGTTTGGAAGATTTATGGATGATTTACGAACCCGAAGTAGTAAACACTGCTGACAAATATCGTGGATTAGACCCAGACCCACGTAACTTACAACACGCTATTGGCGACATTGTAAGCGCATTCAAGATTCAGGTTGGCGACATTGTTACTTTTTCTGCTGACGCAGTTACAGGAACAAAATCAACAAACACGTTTGTGAATGCTACGAACGGAGACTTCCAGCTTACTTGGGGAGCAACTCAAACAGCTAACGTAGTGTCTTTCCGTTTGATGACTACTACTAGTATCTCGATTGGCTTAGGAAGCATTGGGACGCAAAGAATTACGGCTTATCGCATGGAATGCTTAGCCCTTAGATAAGCAGTAATATTCTACACTGATATAACTCAATAAATAATTTTTAGGAGGACTATAATATGAAAAGATTACCTATTTCGGTAGCTAATTTCGCGGCGGGTAACGATAAACTGTATGTAATGTTCCAAGATTATTGGAACCAGTACCGCTCTGAGAATACTGATAAAAATTTCGATTATGAGACAACAAATGCTGATGGTGAAAGAGTTTCGTTTTCTGAAAAAGAAAAACAGTTGAACACGGCTCTTCGAGCAGAGATTCTTCGTGTGGCAGGGATTAAGGATATTTCCGAATTCCCGCTTCAAGCATGGGCATCTCACCCAACCTTAAAGTGGGCTTCTTTTGCTGTTGTAAACCAGCTTATTGACGCAGTACTTCCCGATACACTGATTGATACTATCGGATACTATACTGACGTTCGAAGCATTGGTTATGGAGATTCAGCCGCATTTGATATCGAACCTCGTGACTTATTCGTGGTTTCTAAAGCCGGTCGAGGTATGAGACAGTCGGAAATCCGTAAGCAGTTCCGTGGTCAAGTTACTATTCTTCCAGAACTTCGCGAACTAACCGTCGCTGTTTCTTTATACAAAGTACTGGCAGGAATGGAATCTCTGGCATCATTCACAGCTAAAGCTATTCGAAGTATCGAAAGTCAGGTTTCTCTTGACGCATATAATGCTTTTGCTACAGCCATGGCCGCTCTTACTGCTACCGCAGGAGATACTCAATTAAAAGTTTCGGGATGGTCAAAAGATGACTTCGTTCGACTTGCTCAAAAAGTACAGGCATGGGGCAATTCTAAACCTGTTCTTTTGGGTACGCAACGGGCATTACAATCCGTTCTTCCTGATGACGCTAACTATCGATACGATGTTACCAGCGATTATGTCAAAGTTGGCTATCTAAAGAATGTATTTGGATACGATGCAATCGCTCTTCCTCAGGTCGCAGACTGGAGTACGGAATTCGCTGTTTCAATTAGCGATACGTCTCTATGGATTGTTGCTCCCGGTAACGATAAACTAATCAAGCTCGTATTAGAAGGTAGCACTATGGCTAATACCAGCGGAGCTTTCGACAATGCCAATCTGACTCAGGTTTCAACACTTTATAAAGCTTGGGGCGTAGGGGTTGCTACTAACTCTCTCGCGGCAATGATTGACCTTTCGTAAACTGATATTTCGTAGATTTATTAAGAAAATAGGGGCTGTAGAAATATGGCTCCTATTTATAAAATAGTATATTATTTTTAGAGGAGAAAATGACTACCAAAAGCACGACAGCCAAGACAAAAAAACAACCTATAGCAGAGGTACGGAAAGAAAACGAGCGTTTGAAAGCACTCTTGGCAGAACAAGCTGAGGGGACAGGGACATCTCGTCATATTCGACCAGATGAATATATAGAGGTAATGAGCCTCTGCCCAAATCCCTTGAATCTATCTACATCTAGGCATTCGCCCAATAAGAAAGTATTTCGCTTTCCTAAACTGGGAGATACCAAGCATATTATGTATGAGTATTTGGTAGAGATAATCGAAAATCATCCTACTTTTGCGGAAAGTGGGCTATTTTATATTACGAATCCGGATGTTGTTCGGAGACATGGGTTATTAGGTCACTACGATTCAATTTTGACTAAAGACGAGATATCTGACGTCCTGACCTTAGACACAAATGCGGCAATGAAAATTTTTGATTCTGCCAACGATAAACAACAACGGCATATTGCTGATTTGGTAGAAGCTCTTTTAGTGAAAGATGAATCAGATGTAGATATGAATCTTGTTCATAAAATATCTAATGCTACGGGAATAGATATTATTGCCCGGGCTGAGAACACTAAGGATTATAATAAATTAATTGAAAATGATAAATAGATAACGGTCACAGTTAGGAGGTGTCGATTTGGCTACAGCGTATTCAGATATCTATGACAGATTTTTAATACAGGTGAAGGATTGGAAGATAGATGCTCTATATGCGACATCCCCAACTGATATGGAGACTTATCTTGAGGGATTTTTAGTCCTATCGGTTCCGGTCTTTGTGCCTTTTGCAGACCAGAGTCTTGCAAGAAATGACAGTACAGGAGAATTCACCGAAACTTTGACAGATGAAAATATAACTGTTCTAGCCACGCTAATGACGGAGCAATGGTTATTAAAAGAAATTCAAGATATTAGACAAATAAATCTACATGTAACTGATAAAGATTTCAAAACGTATTCCGAGGGACAGAACTTAAGAGAAAAGTCTTCATATCTAACCATTGTTAGAGAAAAACTTAGTCAGATTCTCGTTGATTATTCTTGGGGTAATAATGACTGGGAAGCTTGGATTGCTGGCGATTTTGGAGTATAACTATGACATATAAATATTATAATGTTTATATTGATGAAGTAGCGGCTACTCCTAAAGCAGATTATCACAATGATATGCAAGAGATAGTAACTGACCAGTTCTATAACTCGTCTGACTGGTACACAATACAAGAAGAAACATCTTTTGCTTCCGGAATTTATTCTAACCTAGATGTTAGAATAAATCACGTTGTCAATACTACGACTGGAGCTAATCAGGGCGATGATTGGAAAAAGCTTCTTTTTGCCGACATAGATAAAACTATTCGGGTAGGAGCACTGTTCATTTTCGATTCTAATTATTGGGTTACAGTAAGCACTGGCGCACTATCGAATCTTACATCTACATGTGTTGTTAGAAGATGTAATAATACTCTTCGATGGATAGACTCGCTTGGGGCTAAACATTCTATTCCCTGTGTGTTGGACTATGTGATACAAGAAAATAGAAATTATAGTACTTCTGGAAGTAAGTTAGTAAATCCGTCAGGTATCTTGCAAGTAATAACCCAGTTAAACAGTAATACAAATTTAATTAAAGCGAATGAGAGATTCTTATTTGGCAATACGAATAACTGGACATCATATTCCGTTTTCGGAGGCGGTATACACAACTTTAATAATCCTCAAAGCCTAGTCGCTAGTTCGACAGGACTTTTGAAACTTACTATGGGAGTAGTTCAATTAAATGAAGAAGTAGATGACCTCACAGACGGTTACGCTAATTCTACGGAACGAACCTATTCTATTACACTAGATAAAACAGCTATCGCGGCATCTGTGTCTGATACTTTCCAGTTAGAAGCGTTTGTATTTTTGAATGGCGAAACTGTGACAAGAACGGTAAATTGGGCTTCAGATGATGAGGCAAAAGCCACGGTTTCTTCGACAGGACTGGTTACAGTCTTAGATGCTGGAACAATTACTATGACAGCATCCTTAGATGGGGATACTGACGTAGATGCAACATGTGTTGTTACAAGTGACGGAACGCCTATCAGCGAATATGTTATTGTAGTGTCTCCTGACACAAACTACTTGCTTGAAGGGACATCTCAGACATATAATGTTACATTAGAAAAGAACAACGTTACTCAAGCTGATACATTCTCTTTCGCTATTGTAGCGGGTAATGTGCCTAGCGCTAATTACTCTTTCTCGTCTATTGACGGAAATAACTTCTCATTAGAAAATATTGAGAAATATATCTCCGAAAGCCTTGTGGTCAGAGCTACAAGCGGGATTTATACAAAAGATATATCGACGTTGCTGAAAGGCGCATGGTAGGAGGACATCATGGATAGATATGGTTATAACTTTTATACAGATTTTCCTCATTACTCATATCAATGCATCCAACATCTTATATCCGAAAATGAACTCATATGGAAATTGTTGAAATATGATAGTCCTGATGCATGGAGCGAATCTAATCTGACTCAAGCAGAAAAGGCCGAACTTATATGGAATGGAGAAGGTAGTTCATCTGATTTTCGAGTTTTCATGGATGAAGGTGCTCCAGATGCTCAAATGGGAGAAGTATGCATATTGAGAATATCTCCATACGGGATATTCCCCGATAATAGGACTGTAGATACAATTACTGTTCTAATGGAGGCCTATAGTCATTATAAAATCAATACTCTGTCGAATTATACTACTCGTGTTGATACGATTACACAGCAACTTCTTGAAGTCTTTAATGGTACAGCTATCGAAACCCTTGGGGCCATAGGCCGTTTACACATGAATAAAATAGGAACAAGTGCTACTAGAATGGAGTCATCTGGTCAAATCCCGTTTCGGGGAAAATGGATTTTATTAGGAAATAAATCAGCAAAGTCGTCCTAATATAAGTAGGTAACATGTCGAAAAATTATGATGTTTATATAATATATGATGACCCTATTCCTTATGATACATTGGTTATTTATCCCGTAACGATGAGACAATATCTTCAATTCCTTACGGTTGCCGAAGTTATTCTGCTGGACAAAAATAGCATTCCGGATGCAAAGATAATCTCAATGTCTTACTTGGAATATATATACTACGCATCGACAGATGATAATATGTATATGCTTTTTCTAGACAGTCTTCTTAAGATAGCTTTTAAGATAGATGAAGAAATACAATATTTTAAGGATAAAAAGAATAAGCCCTATTTTAAAATAGGAGACGTAATATTCGACTCAAAATCATTTGACGAAATTAGAGATATTATAATAAACCAGAACGGTCTGACTATCCCCGACGATACGGTTCAAAAAGCTATTCGCGATTCTATGGAAGAAGCAGATAGACTTAGAAGAAAGATGAGTGGAAATAAACCATCTGGAATAGAAGACCAAATGATATCTCTATCAATAGCTACGTCTATTCCTATGAATGATATATATGAATTGACGATTAGAAAGTTCGTAAAGATGCTCGAGCGAGTTGACCATAAATTACATTATGAAATATACTTGGCGGCATCGTTGTCCGGATTTGTGACATTCAAAGATAAAAATGCTGTTAAACATTGGTTATCTGATTTATCCAAAGACGGACTATCTAATATGATTGAGTATGAAGAATTTGAACAAAGTGTGTCCGGTGCAGTTGGCACACATTAATTTTAGGAGGAATAAATATGGCAAAGTACTTTATGACAAGTGTGGCGGACGCGTATATGTATGATGATAGCGACAATCTATTAGCTACGGCCAAAACACTAATGGACTCATCTGTAGAAGTAACATTATCTAATACGGATGTGAGGGGAGGAAAGGGAAATCCTCTTCAATACATCTTATTCAATGGCCCGGAAATGAACCTTACTCTGACCGATACCCAGTTTAATATTGACTTCTTAGCTCAAACATTGGGAGCAACTCTGGGAACAGGCGTAAATGTGTTTTCTGAAGAAGATGTTACTCTTGGCGCAGGTGGAACTGGTACCGTAACTGGAACACCGCTTGCATATACTGTAACGACGGTATATGGATGGGTTACTCACAGTGATGCCACTGTAGAACGTGTTACATTCAGCGGAAGTAACTTTACATCTGCTAGTGGTAGTGAAAATGATGTAGTATGTGTTCGTTATTATAACCTAGATTCGGCGGCTCGTCAAGTGAGCGTCAATGCGAATATTATCCCTAACATTGTTCGTGTTGAATTAGAAGCTCAATTAGCTAACAGCGAAAGCTCAACCAACGTTGTAGGTAAGGTTGTGTTCACAATTCCTCAACTATCTTTATCAGGAGCATTCGCTTTATCAATGACCCCAGACGGTGTTTCAAATACGCCTCTGACAGGCAGAGCACTATCCTATACTCCGACATCTGGCTCTTGTGCCAATCAGGATGTACTAGGTTATATTACGAGAGTTATTGATTCGGCAAACTGGTATGATACCGTTGTGGCTATGGCTATCGTAGGCGGAGATATTGCATTGACACATCCTACCACTCATACTGTTGTAGCAAAGGCTATTCACTCTGACGGTTCCGTGTCTACGCCTCCTCCAGCCGACTTGACATTTGCAAGTGCTACGGGAGCAACAGCGACTATTGGAGCTAATACAGGTCTTATTACAACGGTTGCCACAGGGAATTCGTTGATATCTGTTTATCCTACCTCAGCCCCGGCGTATGATGCATCTGTAACACTTACTGTAAGCTAGTAAGTTAGAGATGCCAGATTGAGATAATAAAAGCCCCAATTTACATTATAGATATGGGGCTTTTTATTCAACATAGTGTTGTGGAGGAATGGAAAATGACTGATACTGATAGTAAAAAAGGGAAACGGACGTATACCTCTAAAACTAAGGCATCTCCGAAACCCAAAAAAAAATATAAGGTTCTTATTGTAAAGCCCTCGTGCATCGTTGTTTTAGTAGACGGAAATGGTCTATCAGTTCCTAGAAACAAAAAAGATAAAGATGTGAGTGTTGGGGATATGATAGAAATCTAGGAGACGGAGCATGGAAACTTGGATTACACAAATAATGGTTCTTACCATGTCTGTAATTTTTTCCCTCGCATCTCTATATATGATTTATGTATCCAAACCAAAGGTAAAATGGATTTATATAAGTTTCTTTTTGGGACATTTTGGCGGAGTAATATTTTATTGCGCCATCTTGTGTTTTGATGCCACAGGTCACAATTTGTCATCAATTCTTCGATTATTTCAAACAATGTCGTTTGGAACATGGCTTCTGAGTGCCGCGTTTTCTAAGGCAATGTCCAGAGTTAAGGAAAAAAATCTAAAAACAAGGATGGACAAATGCCTATTGAAATTATCACAGTATTCATCACAGTCGGATTAAATGGTGCATTTTGGTTTCTTCAACGGCATCTCAATAAAAGAAAAGAAAGTGCCGAGATAGAGAAAACCGAGGCCGATACCGATAACGTAGATTCTGAAACAATACAGAATCTAGTCGAGGGCATGGGCAAGCTAGATGCCTTATATGAAAATCAACTAACTAAGAATGCTCTTTTTGCAGAAAAGAATGCTCGTTTACATAAAAAAGTGGTTGAATTAGAAGGGTCATATAAAGAAATTGTTGAACAGAATAGGCTACTTATAAAAGAAAATGCGGAAATGAATATAACTCTAAGAGAACTCAAAAGAGAAAACGAATCATTGAGACGCCTGATTATAAGTGATAAAATTGAAAAAGCGGACAGCGGTAAGGATATAAAAGAATAATTTTATACAAAACAGTTTATGCAATATTTTATTAAAAATGGAGATTCTGAATAATGAGAAAAATCGTAGTAGATTTTCCTAAGTTGGGAAAAACTGAGTTTAGCATTCAGGGTAAAACGGTGCGCGTGTATAAGTATATTTCTCTAGAAAATCAGAGAATTCTTATATCCAACTACCTAGAAATCTATTTTGACTTGGATAGCGAAGGTCTTTTGGCCGGAGCCACTTCTAATCGATTTGCCGCAGATGTAATGTGGGATATTGTCTTGCTAGATATTATGACCAATGTCAAAATCGACTCAAAACAGATTCATATGGATGAACTATATGCATCCGGATTTATGTCTAAGATTACGGATAAAATCTCCAATTATTCAGAAGTTGTTAAGAAAAGAGAAGAGATTTTAGAAGACGTTATTAGAGAGCAAAATTCTATTTCTACCCTTCTTACAAACCTTATTTCGGACATTAGCGCCCTCGATTTTGATGCTTTGAACAATCTTAAAGATAACGTTGTTAAAGTTCAAGAAGATATCAGCAATTCGGCCATATCATCCCTTATGGACGAGGCGAAAGACGTACTTTCCGATGAAGAGTCGTAGAAGAAAAATTTGTCCGGAGTGCAAGACTAGGCTCAAGCAGATAACTCGGGGGAATAAAAAAATGGTGCAATGTCCAAGATGTTTATTTTCTGAGCAATTTGCAAAAACAAAGGGTTTTAGAGAGGGGAAAACGGATAGGAGCGAAGAATGGTAGATAGAGTAAGAAACGCTAGTGATTTGGATAGAGTTGTTGAAAAGGCTACTCGCTCGTTGATGGAGGATTTATCCGAAGAAGTTCTAGCTCTTTTTACCGATAAGTATGTTAGACGATATGCGTATGTATATGGGCCTACTAAATACCATAACCCCAGAGGGCAGGAATTCCTCAATGCTTGGGAATGGACGGAAATTCAACAGTTGGCCGATACCCTTGTTACAACAATGTGGAATAACCCAGTACTGATGACTCCGGGCGTAAGAGACGGTCGTTTTATTCACTCTAGTTATAGCGGTTCATGGCCGGAGGATACAAGGGACATGCTTCCAGAGTACTTAGATGGTCAACCCATATCGTCAATAATACATCCGGGAGATAGGGCAGGAGGATATTGGTCAAAATTCATAAAAGAAATATATAACTCTGGAAAATTGAAAAGAATCATAAATAAACATGCTAAGAGATATGGTTTTGTTGAAGCAACTATGTCTCATTTATAAGGAGAAAAATTATGGAAGCTTTAAAAGTTTGGTTTGCTGAGTTCTTTGTTAAAGTATTTGGACTGCTTAAAAGTCGTAAATTCTGGGTGCTTGTTCTGGCTGTAATCGGTGTTGCTCAGGGCGTAGCTCTAGGTGTTATAGATTATTTCGAGGCGGCAAAACTACTGGTTGCGGCTGGTGCGGCATATATGGGCGCTACCGGTATCGAAGACGGTCTTAATGGTTTAAGAGGATAACGCAACAACTGTACGAATTATAGATAGGACGGGAAAATTTTCCCGTCCTATTTTTTTTGAAAGGAAAATTGATGAGTAGAATATTGATGGCTATAGACCCGTCATTGAGTTGCACTGGGGTAGCGATATTCGATACAAGCGATAGTGATGTCTGGCCTCCGAAATTAATTTCGACGTACAGCATAGAAACAAAAAGTCCGAAAAATATGTCTCGGGCAAGGAAACTTTCGATTATTGCGAAAAGATTTAGAGAATTAAAAGATGAATATAAACCAGATGTAATGGTATATGAATCCGGATTTTCTCGTTTTGTTAAAAGCACACAAGCACTTTATCAAGTCCAGGGGGTAATGCTTTTAATATTCAACGAAATAGAAACATTGTCATACGCTCCTAGTTCAGTAAAAAAGACTATTTGCGGGAAAGGAAATGTTAAGAAAGATTTTGTTAGAGAAGCTGTGGAAGAAATATATCCCAAAGAAGAATTTGCGAATAATGACGAAACAGATGCAGTAGCAGTGGGAATTCATTATCTTAGTCAAAAGGAAGCAGAGTAATGTCTAGAAAAACTTTTCGAAAGATTATTACAGGCGAACAGACCGATAAAAAAATTCATGGTAACAATAAAAAATTATCAAAGCAGTTCTTGAGAGACAAAGGCAGGTCAGTATCTGAATTGACAGTTAGGAACTATGAATCAGATTTACGGATATTCTTTACATGGAACCTTCTTCATAATAAAAATAAATTCTTTATAGAAATAGAGAGAATAGAATTCTCGGATTTCTTTGCATATGCATCAGATGAATTGATGTGGGGTAGCTCGAGAATGAATAGAATGCGAAGTTGCTTAAGTTCTTTTTCTCAGTTTATTGTAAAATTCTTTTATAAAGAATATCCTAACTTCAGAAATGTTATATTAGAAATAATTGAATCTGTACCCAAAGAAATTCGAAGAGAGAAAACTGTATTATCAGATGAAGACGTAGATAAATTATTATATCATCTAAAGGGATATGATTCCCAAATGGCGTGCTTTGTTGCTCTCGCGGTAGCTAGTGGTGCGCGAGTTTCTGAGCTATTACGTTTTACAGTATCTACTATAGATGATGATGACAAAGCTTTTGACGGACTCTTTCTTCATACATCTACCCCTATTAAATCAAAGGGACGGGGAAAAGCGGGAACAATGATTAGGAAATATATTCTCAGAGATATTTTTATTCCACATTTTGAAAATTGGAAAAAATATAGAGAAACTATTCTCGAGTCCAAGAATATTGAACATGACTTTTTATTTATAAAAAAGAACGGAGAACCCGCAACTGACGGAACAATGAGGGGATGGGTAAAGCACTTCTCAGAATATTTGGGACTAAGTGTTTATCCTCACAGCTTTCGACATCGATGCACTACTTATCTTAGAGAACGGGGAATACCGAAAGACCTTGTACAACACCTTTTAGGGTGGAAATCAGCCGAAATGGTGGATATTTATGACGACCGAGATATCGAAGATATGGAATGGAAAGAATTAGATAATTTGAAATAATAAAAGATTAGTTTTATATAAATGTGAAAGGAGGACTTTATGGCAAATCCTGGAACAAGATATCAACTATTAATGCAAGCAAAGCTTGATGGTTCGAAATCCTTAGACAAAGACCTGTTAGAGAAAATACAGAGTCTTAAGGCAAAGGGTTTGACTGATATAAAGATTAGAACCACGTTTGACGAAACCGGATTAAAACGGTTTAGCGCGACAGGAAAAGATGCTTTCGGAAGCGTCACTAGAGAAACCGGGAAATATAATAAGAAATTAGATGGAACTATTGATACAACAACGACCTTAACAGAGGTTACTAATAAGTCGGCCAAGTCTACTAATTTCTTCACAAAAGGACTTCT